CTAGTTTGTCAAAGACTTTGGCAATTGATCTTGCTGCCCATATTTGAACATCTATTCCTGTTTCTTTTTTTACTTTGTGGAGGAGCTGCTCTTCTTCTGATGCTAACTGTTGCTTCAGTTTATGAGCTTTTTCAACGTCCACTCTCACTCCAAGAAATTTCATGTCAACAAGACAAGGAAAAAGACTAGTTTCTAAATCAAAAATATGTGCAAGATTTTGATTTTTTATTTCTTGTGAAAGTGATTTAAATAATTTTAAAGTTAATTCTGCGTCTTTTTCAGCATAAGAACCTACATACATAGCAGGAAGCTTATACATTTCAGCTTTAGGATCTACTCCCCATTTTTTAGCTGCAGCTTGTAAAGCTGTTTCATCTTTAACTTCTCCTAAATAATCATAAGAAACACTATTTAATGAATACCAAAATCTATTTTCATCAATCAATGAAGTCATAACCATAGTGTCTATAATATGACCATTTATTTTTACTCCATATGCTCTTAACCAACAAACATCATACATTGCATTGTGAAATATTTTAGTGCAAGGTAGAGCACAAACTTCTTTTATCCACCCCATTACTCTGTTTTGATCAAAAAAGTTTCCGCTGTCATGGCCAAAAGGAAAGTATCCGGACCAGCCTTCAACAGCTACAGCAATTCCAACTATACCGCCTTCATTAATTAGTGCTCCCGATCCAGTTTTTTTAAGATTTGGATCTTTAGTTTCTAAGTCAATTGCTATGTATTTATGATTCTTTAAATCTGGAAATGTTTCAGGGCAAACCCACTCTTTTGCTGCGTTAAACATTATTTAACTATTCCCCAAGAATTTTTAGTTTCTTTTATTTCTTCTTTCACTTGTTCAGGATAATCTCTATCGATCGCCATGTCAATATAATGTTTTGCTTTTAATAAATCTTCTTTTTGATTTTTCTGTTTGTGACGACACAAATATTTTATGGCATTGCCTTCCGCAAATGGAATATTATTTCTGTTAATAAATTCTGATGGTTGAATGACCATAGACTTATAATGTGTCCCACCTACCTGCTTTTTATATATCTTTTCGCTCATAGTCCTAAATGTAAATAAACCCACAGAGCTGTAAAAAATGTAATTGCTAATAAGTCCATTTCTGCTTTCATATAATAGGGTCTCCTATTGTGTAATAATAATCTGTTTTTGGAGCCATAATAAATAATTTATTTTTTGCTCTTGTAATTCCTACAAAAAATAATCTATGTTCTGGATCCGGATTTCTGTATGCCTCTCTATATATAAACTCACCTTGGCTATCTGTACCAAAATCTGGGAATAAAACAATGTTATTCTGCTCTCTTCCTTTTGAGCCATGTATAGTGCATAGTTCTATTCTAGAATCGCTCATTAGGTCGTCCCCTTTTTCTAATAAATTTTTAATATAATTTTTTGTGTCTTCTGGCATGTGAAGTTGTTCCCAGCTGCCCGCCACTAGAAGCCCGTGACTTTCTTTTAGTCCATCTAAATCTATGCTATTTACATTACTTAAAGTTTTACCACTTCCATACCCATGTTTAATTTGATGTTTTCTTAAAAATTCATAAACTTGTATAGCTTCATCACCTGAGACATATGCTCCTTTATTTAACCTGTCCCAAATTCTATATGCATCTAAAAGTTTATTAGGTAAAAATGTATTTGTTTTACCTGAAAATCTAATACCTAAAGCAAAAAAATGTTCTCCTATTTCTTCTAGTAATTTATTAGTTCTTGCTAATATCATCCAGTTTTCTTTTGTAAAATCTAATTCATCTAAAATACAATTTTCATGTACTTCTCCTTCTGCATCTCTTGCAAACCATTCTTTATCTAATCTGTTTGATAATTGAGGAAAAATTTCTAAAGCTTTAGAATGAATTTTTCTAGGAACCCTTCTAGATTGTTTCTGGTCATCTCTTACACCTTCTAAATTTATAAATATATTTGGATCTGCTCCTTGAAAAGTATAAATAGTTTGATCATCGTCCCCAGCAATGTAAGATCTTTCACATTGTTTCTCAATGTAAAAAAACATATCCCATTGCGAGGGACTTAGATCTTGTGCTTCATCAAGAAAAACAACATCGAGAGAGGGACATTTCTTTTTCTCAACAAAAAGTTTAATCATGTCAGAAAATTCAACCATACCGGTGTTTTCTTTAAATGATTCTAAATCTTGTTCTAGCTGGTAGGTAAAATCTATATCAACTTCATCGTGCTTACCTAATTGCAATGCAGCTTCTTCAAGTTCAATTTTTTTTGCTCTAGCATATTGTATTATCTGCATGTTAGGATTTTGATATCTTTTATTACCCGCTGCATCTGTAGTAACTTCAAATGACATGTTTCGATAAGCTTCATGGTTAGGATAATTTTTAAATAAATTCCATTTCTTTTTTCCATTCAATAATCTTTCGCTTGTGTTTATCCCACATTCTCTTGTTCCTAAAGAATGCATAGTTGAAATATATAAAAAATCTTGATTTGGAAAAAGTGTTTCTATTCTTTCTCTAGCTTCTTTCGCTGCAGCTTTACTAAAAGTAATATATATTATTCTTTGAGCATTAGTCTGTAAACCATTGATTTCATTGGATAAATAATGGTTGACTAATCTATATGTTTTACCCGTTCCTGGTGGACCAGGTATTATTGTTCTTACTGCCATGGTTCTTTTTCTTTTTTATTAATTCTTGGGTTAGGTCTATCTAATTTAATAGTTTCCATTCTTAATACTCTAATTGTTTTATTATTAATTTTAGGAGTATCTTCTTCTGCGTTAAATAAAGACTCTAACAGTCTCATTGTTTTTTGTTTAGGATAAGTTTTTTCTGGCCACGATTTAGTTTTTAATAAAAATCTCCAGAAGTCTTTAAATTTAAAATATGAATATCCTTTTTCATCTGTATACGAGATTCCTCTTAATATATCTTTCATTTCTTTTCCTGGAGTCTTGTTTATAAAATCTGCTAGTATTTCTCTTAACTGCACATCTATTTTAGAAGACGAAGGTGCAGGAATAGTTTCTAAATTTGCAAAAAGTTTTATTAATAACCTTCTCCAAGAATGTTTTGGAACAGGCATCATTGGTTTACCTATTTGATTCATACATGCCAAAGAAAATTTTTCAGGATCATGTAGTGTTGCATCATCTACTTCTACGCTTTCTCCATCAATAGATGCAAAATAAATAGGTGGATCAGAATCGTATTTTCTAATTTCAGAAATTTCTGGTGTAGGACTATCATCACCAACTCCAAAATCTCTTGTAATACATTTCTTTGCATCACAAAAACTGTTTATAGGTGGTAGCTTACATTTGTAATTGTATTCTTTTTTAGCAACAGATTCTTTTGTTTTTTCTAATTCGGTGCTTCCTATTTGTGGACTAAAATATTTTTCATTGTATTTATCCATCTTATCTCTCCATTCTTCTCTTTCTGGAAATCTTTTTTTAAGATAAACACCTACGTTGTACATACATTCATTTCTTTGTCCTTCTTTCACACCTTCTGATAAAAGAGCTTCAAGACAAGGAGGTATTCCTTTAAAATCGTCGTCGTCGTTTCTTTCGTTTTTTATTTCTAATGTCTGTAATTCTTTCTCTTCCAACACTTTTTTCTCATAAAATTCTAAAAATTCTTGTAGACTTAAAGAGTTGCCTTCATCATCAAAAGCATATCTAACAGTCTTTCCATTTCCATGATAAGGTAAATTTAAAAAACTCCCTGTATCACCTCTATCAATTCTAATGTAATCTTGTTTTGGAAAAATTTCTGCTTTAGCAAATCCAACTGCTGATGCTATTATTTTTAATTTAGCTCTCATTACTGTAGCTGGTACAAAAGTTTTTGTAAAAATAAAAGCATGTGCTCCTCCTGATTTAGACCTAAAAACAATCATGGGTATGTCTTTATTTTTTAACTTTTCAATAAATTCTTTGTGATTAAATGGGTAAGTGTCTATATCTATACAACCCCATCTGCATTTATTATCTTTTCTTATCGGAACAATTCCTAACGCTGGATCTTTTCCATCTATATGGTCTCTCCAAAGTTGCGTTGTAGGAGGTTTTGAAATAGTAAACGATTTTGTTTTATGTTTACCTTTTTCACTAAATTGATCGGTTTTTACTGTTTGTCCATATGCACAATCTAAACCTTCAAATATATTTATAAATTTTTCTAAATCTGTCATTTTCTCTCTCTTGGCATAGGCGGCCTCAGTCTCCCTCAGCCGCCTACTATTCACACTATTTGCTAGCTAAACTAGTGTAAAACTTTTTAGCTCGCTCATATAAAGCTGCTTCCTCTACAGGACCAACTTTAGTGACATTGTAACCATACCATTGGTTACCTTTGCCTGAGTTTAAAACA